GTATGGGTAATGTATCGGCAGGTACACAGCTAGTAAATCAGAAAGAAACTGACTTTGCTATGACTGGTTTATGGTATAGATTGTCTGATAAGATTAATAGATGGAAGAATATGATATTAACTAGTAGAAAAGTGCAAAATGAAACTCTTATAGACACTTTTCAAGATATAACAAATTATGGAATAATAGCACAATTAGTTGAAAATAATAAATGGAAAGAAAAATAATGGAATATATTCATGACCAACATATAGGAATTTACAAAAACGGTATGAGTAATGAGTGGTGTGATGAAGTTATAGACCACTTTGAATCAAATATCCATAGGGTAATGAGAAGGAGTGAAGAAGATTTAAAAAATAATGTAAAAGACCATTTTCTCCAATTAGAAGATCCTCAATTAATTCATGAATTTAATATTCTTTTTCTTGAAAAATTTTTAAATGCCTATTCTAGTCATTTTATGTTTTTCCCTTCTAATTTAGACATAAATCATTATCAGATACAAAAAACATTACCAACTGAAGGATTCTTTCCTTACCATTGTGAATATAGAATGGATGGAAATTTTTGGAGAAGAGTAGGTGCATATAGTGTATATTTAAATGATGTAGAAGAAGGAGGAGAAACAGAATTTTTATACCAATTAAAAAGAATTAAACCTGAAAAAGGAACAGTTTGTATATTCCCAGCTGGTTATACTCATATTCATAGAGGAAACACCCCTTTTTCTGGAGAAAAATATATAATGACAGGATGGCTTGAAATGCCTCCCGAATATGGAAATTAATTACGCTACAGATAAGGTTGTATCTTTTTCACAATATTCTACTTATAAATCTTGCCCCCATAAATGGTACTTAGAATACGTAAAAGGACATAGGGACGAAAAACCCAACATGTATTTCGTTTTTGGAACTGCTATACATGAGGCATTACAACATTATTTACAAACCATGTTTGATACATCAGCTAAAAAAGCTGATGATTTAAATTTAAATTTATTCTTTAAAGAAAAAATGATTGAAGAATATACTAAATACAAGAAAAAACATGGACATTTTGCTACACCAGAATTATTAAATGAATTTTATTCAGATGGTGTAGGAATATTAGATTGGTTTAAAAAACATAAACGTGGTAGAAGAAATTATTTCTCATCTCGTAAACATGAATTAAAAGGTATAGAGGTTCCTTTAATAACTAATCCTATTAAAGAACGTCCTAATATCAAGTATATGGGTTATATAGATTTAATTATCTATGATAAACGAAGTGAAGAATATACTATATTTGATATTAAAACATCAACTAAGGGATGGAGTAAATGGGAAAAAGGAGATAAAGTAAAACATAACCAACTTTATCTTTATAAACAATATTATTCAGAATTATTTAAAGTTCCTTTAAGTAAAATAAATGTAGAATTTTATATTGTTAAACGTAAAGTATTAAATTTTGATGATGAAAATATTAAATCACCTCATCAAGCATATCGTGTACAAAATTTCAAACCAGTTGATAATAAAAAACGTTTAAAAGAAGCTAAAGAAGATTTTATAAATTTTATTCGTGAATGTTATACACCAGAGGGTTATCCTATAGATAAAGAGTTTAATAAAAAAATTGATAAACCTTGTGATTGGTGTGAGTTTGGAAAAAATAAAGATTTGTGTGGAGCTACATTAGCTCCTGATGAAAAATTTTTTAGTTTTTAATTTTTTATATATTTATATACGTTATAAAAAAATAGATTATGATAAAAAAAGAGTTACAACTAACCAGCGTAAAGGTTCACAAACATTTATTTGAAGAATTTAAAATAGAATGTGTAAAAACAAAATTCTCATTCCAAAAACTTGCAGATCGAGCTATTTGTTTGTATCTTACAGACGAAAATTTTAGAAAACAAGTTCACAATCAAACGAACCTAACTATAGACAATTAAAAATTTTATGAAAGAAGGTTATTTACCAAAAGAACAAAGAAAAAAAATACTACTTCTTTGTGACGACATTCGCATGCATTCAGGAGTTGCTACTATGGCAAGAGAAATAGTAATGGGAACATGTCATAAATACAATTGGGTTAATATAGGTGCCGCTATTAACCATCCTGAAGTAGGAAAAAAATTAGATTTAAGTCAAGATACTGGAAATAGATCCAACGTTGAGGACGCTTATGTTTTCCTATATCCTCAAAATGGATATGGTGACGCTACTATTTTAAGAAATATGATGGCTCAAGAAAAACCAGATGCTGTATTTATTTTTACAGATCCTAGATATTGGGAATGGTTGTTTCAAATTGAAAACGAAATTAGAGTAAAATGTCCATTAATTTATTTAAATATTTGGGATGATCTACCTGCACCATTATATAATAAATCTTATTATGAATCTTGTGATGCATTATTAGGTATTTCTAAACAAACTGAAAATATTAATAGGTTAGTTTTAGGAGATAAAGCAAAAGATAAAGTTATAGCATATGTTCCTCATGGTATAAATGAAGAACAATTTTATCCAATTGATAAAAATCATGAACAGTGGAATAATTTACAAACAGCTAAAAAGCAATTATTTGGGGATAAAGAATATAAACATGTGTTTTTCTTTAATTCAAGAAATATTAGAAGAAAAATGCCCTCTGATTTGATGGCAGCTTATAAATTATTTAAAGATAAATTACCTGAAAATGAAAAAAATAATGTAGCTTTAGTATTACATACTCAGCCTGTAGATAATAATGGAACTGACTTAATAGCAGTAAAAAATTTATTATTAGGTGATGATGATAGTGTTAGATTTTCTACAGCAAAACTATCTACAGAAGGCATGAATTATTTATATAATTTAGCAGATATAACTGTATTACCATCTTCAAATGAAGGTTGGGGATTAGCTTTAACTGAAAGTATGATGGCTGGTACTATGATTATGGCTACTGTTACAGGTGGAATGCAAGATCAAATGAGATTTGAAGATGAAAATGGTGATTGGATTAAATTTGATGAAAATTTCCCATCTAACCATTTTGGCACATATAAAAAGTGTGGTAAATGGGCTTTACCAGTATTCCCTTCTAATACGGCAATGGTAGGTTCACCAAAAACTCCTTATATTTGGGATGATAGACTAGATTTTAGAGAATTAGCAAATACTTTAATGGAATCATATAAAATGTCTAAAGAAGAAATAAAAGAAAGAGGATTAGCAGGTAGAGAATGGGTTACCTCAGATGAATCTATGCAATCTGCAAGAAAAATGTGTGAAAACATTATTACAAATGTAGATAAAACAATAGAAGTTTGGAAACCTCGTAAGAAATTTTATTTTACCAAAGTAGAAACCCCACCAGTTAAAACATTAACACATAAATTAGTATATTAGTTATGAGTAAACCTTTTATAGTAGTAAGTTGTCCTATCGATACTTACTCTGGTTATGGATCAAGAGCCAGAGATGTAGTCAGAGCATTAATGAGATCTGATAAATATGATGTAAAAATTTTATCACAAAGATGGGGTAATACACCTTATGGGTTTTTAGATGAAAATAACCCTGAAGAGAAAAAAATGAAGGATGCTATTATTCCTTCACCATTACAAAGACAACCTGATGTTTGGATTCAAATCTCAGTACCTGATGAATTTCAAAAAATAGGTAAATTTAATATTGGTATTACAGCGGGTATTGAAACTGATTTATGTGATGTAAGGTTTATTCAAGGAGCTAATAATATGGATTTAATATTAGGTTCTTCTAATCACAGCTTACTTGCTTTAAAACAATCAGTTTATGAACAAAAAAATAAAGCTGGCCAAGTAGTAGGAACTATTAAATTAGAAACACCTACTGATATATTATTTGAAGGCTTAGATCTAGAAAAATATTATCATATTGAACCTAAAAACTTACCTAAAACTGAATTAGTAGAGTCATTAGATACAATTGATGAGGATTTTTGTTTTTTATATGTAGGACATTGGTTAAGAGGTGCTATGGGTGAAGATAGAAAAAATACTAGCTTACTTGTTAAAACATTTTTAGAAACATTTAAAAATGTAAAGAAAAAACCTGCATTAATTATAAAAACTATGACAGGTCCTGCCTCCATAATGGATAGAGAAGAAGTATTAAGAAAGATAAATGAAATAAGACAAAATGTAGGTGGAACTATTCCAAATATTTACTTAATACATGGTGAAATTGAAGATATAGATATGAATTATTTGTATAACCATCCCAAAGTTAAAGCTATGGTTAGCTTGACTAAAGGAGAAGGATTTGGTAGGCCATTACTTGAATTTACTAGAAGTAAAAAACCAATTATAGCATCTAATTGGAGTGGCCATTTAGATTTTTTAAATGCTGAATTTACTAGTTTAGTTCCTGGTGAAATAAAACCAGTTCATGAATCAGTAATTCAAGATAGATTAATTCTTAAAGATTCAAAGTGGTTTTCTCCTGATATTAGTTTTGCTTCATTATTAATGAAAGATTATATAAATAGCTATAAAGGATACCAAGTTAAAGGTAAACGTTTAGCTCATTATTGTATGGAAAATTTTTCATTTGAAAAAATGCAAGAAAAATTAGAGGCAATTATGGATAAAAATGCTCCTAAAAAAGTAGAAATAAAATTACCAAATATAAAGAAAATTTCATTACCTGAAAGATCATGAAAAAAGATAATCTTGAAAACTGTCCTAAATGTGGTGGAGATGCTTGTTATACTACTAAACTAAACGCTACAGCTAAAAACTATTTTTGTTTTGGTTGTGGTTTTACCTCTAATGATTTAATGTATATTGGTGAGTTTGATTTTGAACGATATGAGGAAACATTACCTGAATTATATAAAGATATTAAAGTTGATGATGGTTCAGGACGTGTTTGGTACCCTATTGTAATTAATATAGAAAATAAAGGTACTGTATTTGCTAAAGGTACTAATTATACAAATTGGCAATGGGCTGGAATTAAAGTAAAAGAAGTATCAAAAGAAGAACAAGAAAAATTTAAAATACCTGGTACTGATAAAGTATATAAATATAAAACTGATATGTCAACTTTACAAGAATATGGGCAACGTGATTTTATGGATGCTCTTGATTATATTGGTTTTTTTCAAAATTAAATTATGGGAATAAGTTTTGCAATTACAGCTTATAACGAGCACGAGGAATTAAAACAACTACTAACTCAGTTAGTACCAATTATTAAAACTGATGATGAAATTGTTATCCAGTTAGATAATAAAGCAACTGAAGAAGTAATTAAAGTTGTTGATTATTATTTTGAAAAATATAATAAAGATATTACTATTAAAAAGACATTTTTTGGTTTAGATAATCATTTTGCTAATTTTAAAAACAATTTAAAACAACATTGTGCTAAAGATTGGATATTCCAAATAGATGCTGATGAAACTTTAAGTGAAACATTTAGTACTATCATACACCAGGTATTAGAAGCTAATGAAGAAGTTGATTTAATAGCTGTACCTCGTGTTAATATAGTTAAAGGTTTAACCCAAGAAGATGTTATTCAATGGCATTGGCAATTAAATAGTCAAGGATGGGTAAATTGGCCAGATAACCAACATAGAATTTTTAGAAACAAACCAGAAATAGGGTGGGTAAATAAAGTACATGAAAAAATAGTTGGGTGGAAAACTTACGCTGAATTGCCATCTGAAGATGATTCATATGCTTTATACCATATAAAAGATATAGATAGACAAAGAGCACAAAACGCATTTTATTCAACAATATGAAAAAGGTATTAATTACGGGGGGTTATGGTATGGTAGGTTCTGCTATGGAATCTCAAATTAAATTATCAAGAGAAACTTGTGATTTAACTAACCCTAAACAAACAGAAAAATTATTCCAAATTATTAAACCTGATGGTGTAATACATTGTGCAGGTAAAGTTGGAGGTATAGGTGGAAATTCAAATTATAAAGGTGAATACTTTTATGATAACTTAATGATTAATACTAATGTAATTGAAGCATCTAGAAAAGCTGGCGTCAAAAACTTAGTAGCATTTTTATCTACTTGTGTATTCCCAGATAAAGTAAAATACCCACTTACAGTTGATCAAATTCAATTAGGTGAACCTCATGAATCAAATTACCCATATGCTTATGCTAAAAGAATGGCTGATGTGCAAATTAGAGCTTATAGAGAACAGTATGGTATAAATTATACGTCAATTATTCCATCTAACATTTATGGTCCAAATGATAATTTTTCACTAGAACATGGACATGTAATGCCTATGTTAATTCATAAACTATATTTAGCTAAACAAAATAAAACAGACTTTGTTGTATGGGGAAGTGGGAAACCGTTAAGAG